ACTGAGTTAGCAAAACTAGTTGAGAGTGTAGCAACAGCAATGTCTACAGGATCTTACAAATGGAAAAAAAGTTGGATCGATGCTGGGTCACCAATTAATTATTTAACAGGTGATGCTTATTCTGGAATTAACTTTTTATCTTTAAATTTTGCAATGATTGATAAAGGTTATAAAAATAATCAATGGTTAACTTTTAAACAATTAAAAACATTAGGCGGAGATATAAAAAATAATTCTTGGAATTATATTTATAAATTCGGTAGAATTAATTTAGTTGATGAGAATAAAAAACCAGTTGTAGATTCAAAGGGTAAACAAAAATCTAGAAATTATTTTAGATGCTTTGTAGTTTACAATATTGAGAACACAACACTTGAAGCAAAAATAATTGAGAAAAAATCAACACAGTATTCAGTTGATACAATCACTCAATTCTTAAAAAATAATGTTGATGTAACAATTAAACATGGATCAACAAATGGATGTTATTATTCTCCATCTGGTGATTATGTACACATGGTTAATAAAGAAAACTTTATTGATACTAAATCGGCGAATGCTACTGAACATTATTACTCAGTATTATTTCATGAGTTGGTACATGCAACAGGTCACCAAAAAAGATTGAATAGATTTGAAGATACTAAGTCTATGAAATTCTTAGAAGGCAAGTCACACTATGCATATGAAGAGTTAGTTGCTGAGTTAGGATCTATGTTATTCGCATCTAAGTATAACTTAGATGTTGAGTCTACAGTGAGAGAAGATCACATTGCATACTTACAAAGCTGGATCAAAGCATTAAGATCCGAAGACGGTGTTAAGTTACTGACATCGGCGGCGGCTAAAGCATCCAAAGCATTTACTTACTATCATCCAGCCATCAAATAACACACGAATTGCGGCGGGGGAATGACCCCCGCCTACCCCTCCCCATCCCCCGTAATACAGTTTGATGTTACTAAAATTTATGATAAAGAAAAGTATGTTTGACACATACTGAGTTATGCAAAACAATATACCCATTGAAAATTTATCACAAGAAGAATTAACTGATAAGGTCGAGAAACTATCATTAGAATATATCAGAGCCTGTCAGGATAATTTTTTATTATTCGTAAGAGAGATGTGGCCTGATTTTATTTTTCGCAAAACAAGTAATCCAGATGAATATGGACATCATCAAATTATAGCAAATGAGTTTCACAAGATAGCTTATGGAAAAATAAATCGTTTGATAATTAATATGCCACCTCGGCATACAAAATCTGAATTCTCATCTTATCTTTTCCCAGCTTGGTTAATTGGAAGAAATCCAAAATTAAAAATTATGCAAGTAACTCACAACGCAGAACTTGCACAACGATTTGGTCGTAAGGTTAGAAACTTAGTTGATAGTAAAGAATACAAAGCTATTTTTGGTGATGTAAAATTAAAAGAAGATTCTAAAGCTGCAGGTCGTTGGGAGACTAACCACGGGGGTGAATATTTTGCTGCCGGTGTAGATGGTTCCATCACAGGTCGAGGTGCAGATTTATTAATTATAGATGATCCGCACACTGAACAAGCTTTGTTATCTGATACAAGTTTTGAAAAAACTTATGACTGGTACCTATCCGGTCCCCGACAACGTTTACAGCCAGGTGGTTCCATCGTCATAGTAATGACGAGGTGGTCACAAAATGATTTAACTTCTAAATTAATTAAAGCACAAACAGAACCAAAAGCCGATCAATGGAAGTTAATTGAGTTCCCTGCAATATTAAAATCTGGTCAACCTGTATGGCCTGAGTATTGGTCATTGGAAGACTTGTTAAAAACAAAAGCCAGTATCTCTCCAATAAATTGGAATGCACAATATATGCAGAATCCAACTGCAGAAGAAGGTGCAATAATTAAACGTGATTGGTGGCGACCATGGACAAGACGAGAGATACCTAATCTACAACATGTAATACAAAGTTATGATACTGCATTTAGTGCAAAAGAGTCTGCTGACTTTTCTGCAATTACAACTTGGGGAATATTTTATCCTAATGAAGGTTATGGCTCCGCGATCATCTTACTTGATGCATTAAAAGAACGATTAGAGTTTCCAGAATTAAAACAAATTGCTTTGCAACAATATAAATATTGGGAACCGGAAACTGTTATTATTGAGGCAAAAGCTTCAGGGCAACCTTTAATACAAGAATTACGTAGACTAGGTATACCAGTAATAGATTTTCAACCATCACGAGGAAGAGATAAACATAGCAGAGTGAACGCGGTAGCCCCGTTATTTGCATCTGGTTCTGTATGGTATCCAGAAGATGAAAACTTTGCAATTGAAGTTATTGAAGAATGTGCTGCTTTTCCATTTGGTGAAAATGATGACTTAGTTGATTCTATGTCCCAAGCGCTTTTACGTTATAGACAGGGAGGTTTTGTAACGACTCCTTCAGATTATAAGGATGAACCTGTAGTTCATAAAGAATACAAGTTCTATGATTGATTTAAAGCTATATACAGCATATAGTAGGTTAAACGTTAACGGAGAAAAATCATGGCAAGTAAAAAATTAAAAAGAGCTGCTAAAGTAGCTGCCGGAATAGGCGCTGCTTATTTAGCATCTCAAGCATTAAGCAAAAAGAAACCTACATCTGCTGAAGCAAAAGGACTAAAAATAACAAGAGCAAAAAAATTTGGTGAGTCCGATGAAGGACAAATGGCAAGATTAGACGCTGCACAACAAAGAGGTTTAGATATTACAAGATCAAAACCATTTGAAGCATCTGATGAAGCATCACCAGCAACTTATCAAAATGTTCCCTTAAGTAAATTCTTAACTACACCTGGTGGAATTAGTACAAGGACTCCAGAACAAGTGAATGAACAAATGGATGCTTTTGGTCCAATGGCTAAAGATGGAAAATTTATCAAAAAGAAAATGCTTGGTGGCGGATCAGTAGTTGCAAGAGGAAACAAATTAGCAAGAAGTAAACCTACTAAATTGTTCTAATGGCAACTAAAGGTGCTATTTCACAATTTCTTGATATAGCTAGTGTTAGACTTGGAAAAGATATTGGATCAACTTACGAACAATTTCTTGGGAATAAATCTGTTCCAAGAGATAAATTACAGCAAGGTATCGCAGCTTCAGGATTAAATAAAGGTGGTCTTGTTCGAGGATATGGTATAGCAATTAAGGGTAAGAAAAAAATTAGAGTTTTATAATGGCTATTGAAAAAGATAATCAACCGACAGAGGATACTCTGCCCGAGACAGAAGCAACTGTTGAGTTGCCTGGTGAAGAAGGTGGAGAAGCTGTTGTTGCTATCAATCAAGATGGTACTACACAATTAAATCCAGAAGCAGAACCAGAAGAAGATTTTTATTCTAACCTTGCAGAAAAAATTGATGAAAGAGTTTTAATGAAACTCGGTACTGAACTTGTACAGATGTACAAATCAGACAGAGAAAGTAGACAAGATTGGGAAGATCAATATGTTAAAGGTTTAGAATTCTTAACAACAAATTACACAGCAGTTACAAAACCATTCCAAGGAGCATCGACCGTTACGCATCCATTATTATCTGAAGCTGTAACACAATTTCAAGCACAAGCATTTAAAGAATTACTTCCATCTGAAGGACCCGTGCGAACTCAAATTATTGGTGTAGAAGATCCAATGAGAGTTCAACAAGCTCAACGTGTAAAAGATTTTATGAACTTTGAATTAATGGAAAGAATGGAAGAATATGTTTCAGATTTTGATGCATTACTTTATCATCTTCCATTAGCTGGATCTGCATTTAAAAAAATTTATTACGATGCAATAAATGAAAGAGCAGTTGCTAAATTTATTAGAGCTGAAGATTTAGTTGTTCCTTATTTTGCTAATGACTTAATGGAAGCAGAACGTATTACACATATATTAAATTTAACAGAGAATGAATTAATTAAACGTCAAACATCTGGTTTTTACAGAGATGTAGATTTACAACCAAACGATAACCCACAAAATACAATTGATAAAAAATATTCTGAGTTATCTGGCGCGAAGCCAAGTTATGGTAAAGATAAATTATTTAGAATTTTAGAAATGCATGTTGATTTAGATTTAGATCAATATCAATTTGATGATAATAAAACTGAAAAGAAAGTAAAAATTCCATATATTGTTACTGTAGATGAATTAAGTGGAGAAGTTTTATCTATTTATAGAAATTAT